TATCCACAAGACATAAGGAGGGCTGATTTGAGCAAGACCCACAAAGTTTGCCTTGAATGCAAACAAGAAAAAACTATAGATAATTTTTATATTAACACTAAATCTAATAGTAAATCCGGTAGGTCTTGGAGACCAAGATGTAAACCCTGCACCAATAAAATTGCTAGAGATAAACATAAAGCTGACCCATCAATTCGCAAGAATCATCATTTAAAATATTATTATGGAATTACCTTGAAAGATTATAATAAAAAATTCAAGGAACAAAAAGGTAAATGTGCTATTTGTTTTACTGATAAACCTGGTGGAAGAGGAACTCATTTTTACGTTGACCATAATCACAACACTAAACAGGTAAGAGGATTACTCTGTCACAACTGTAATTTTGTGATTGGTAATGCAAGGGAAAATACCGCTATACTTGAACACGCTATTGGTTATTTACAGTATTGGATGATGGAAGGTGGTAAGTCTTGACTACTGTCGCAGGAGTACAAGGTAAAACGTTTTGTATCTTAGCTGCTGATTCACAAATCACCGAAGATAACTTACGAACTATTTCTTTAAAGACTCCTAAGATTATTGAGAAGGGTCAGTACCTTCTTGCGATCACCGGTGATACTAGGCCTGGTGATATCTTAACTTACAACTGGAATCCGCCAGCTTATAAAGGTCAGGATGAAGTTCAGTTTATGGGTAAGCGAGTTATCCCATCTATCATCAAGACATTCACCGATAACGGGTACGCCTGGAATGATGGTGATAAAGATAAAGATGCTGGTTTTGATTATTTACTAGCATTTAACGGATTCATATTTCATATCGCATCTGATATGTCATTCATTCAATCTGAAGCTAACTATTACGGTATCGGATCCGGTGGTCAGTTTGCTTTAGGATTTATGTACTCCAAGCGCAGCGATAGATTCTTAGTGCAAGATGAGGCAGCGGAGTTGGCACAGAAGGCGGTTGAGATTGCGTCCTTGTTAGATATTAATACTTGTCCGCCAATTCAGATTGCGGTTCAGAAAAGAAAAGTCAAATGAAGAAACAAAGATACCGTTCTGATTATAAAAAAGAATATGATTTAAAAAACAAAGAAAGAATCAGAGCATATTACCTAGAGTATTATCAAAAAAATAAAGAACGAATTGCTGCCTATAGAAAAAAACACAGACAAGATGCTAATTTTAAAAAGAAGATAAAAGAATACCAGGCTGAATATCACAAGAAGAACCCGCATAAAGCTAGAGAAAATATGCGTAGGCGTAGGGCTAGATTACGTAAAGTACATATTGAAGTTTATACTGAGGCACAAGTTTTAGAAACTTACGGATGTACTTGCTATATCTGTGGTGTTGAAATAAACTTGGATGCACCAAGGAAACAAGGTAAGTCAGAGGGGTGGGAAATGGGATTACATATAGATCACATTGTTCCTATTTCAAGAGGCGGTTCCGATAGCCTTGAGAATGTAAGACCTACTCACGCAATTTGCAATTTGCGTAAAGGTCCGATACAAATAGCCATTCAGAAAAGAAAATCAAAATGATTAACAAAACGAGAAAGTATGCAGTACAGGAAGCGTATGAAAAAGGTTATTTAGATGGTCTTCTATCTAGTAAAGCTGGTGAGATAAACTGGGAAGAGCAGAACAAATTAAGACAGCAATGGCTGATGGATAATCCTGAAGCTGAGTATGAAGGGTGGATGTCAATATGAAAGATTTATTAATTGAGATTTTAAGGAACAAAGATGCGGCCCGTAGTCGCAGTACTCAGAAGCAGGTTGGACCGTCTGAGTTAGGAGGATGCCGCCGTAAGGTTTGGTATCGTCTTAATGATCAACCTGAAACTAATGACAATGAGTTAAAGCTCGCTGCCATTATGGGTACTGCGATTCACGCAGAGATTGAAAAGGCTTTGGCTATTGCTGATCCAACTGGTGAGAAATATCAGGTGGAAACTGAGGTTGAGTACAACGGAATGAAAGCACACATCGACCTATGGATTCCTGAAACTGGTGATGTTGTAGATTGGAAAACTGTTAAGGTTAAAAACCTTTCATACTTTCCATCACAACAACAACGGTGGCAGGTACAGGTGTATGGCTACCTTCTTGACAAATCGGGTAAGGGGAAACCTCGTACTGTTAATTTGGTAGCCATCGCTAGAGACGGTGATGAGCGTGATGTAAAGGTTCACTCTGAACCATACGATCCTGCTATTGCAGAAGAGGCAATGAACTGGTTGTCAGCTATTAAAGAATCACCTAGCGCACCAGAGCCTGAGAAGGATGAGAATTACTGTAAGTTCTATTGCAAGTACTATGACGCTACCGGTGAGATGGGTTGCGTTGGCTTAAAAAAAGAACGTATCAAAGAGGCAGAGGTGGTGATTGATGATCCCGATGCCGACAAGAACGCTTTGTTATATCTACAACTTGATGAACAAGTTAAGAGTTTAACTAATGCAAGGGATTCAATTAAGACATCACTAGAAGGATTTGCTGGCACTACTCACAGCGGTATCCAAATTACTTGGACATCTGTGGCTGGGCGCAAGCAAGTCGATGCTGATGAAGTAGAAAAACTTCTCGGCTTCGTACCATACAAACAAGGACAAGAGACCGCCCGTATCTCTGTCAAACCAACTGGAGGAAAATAATGGCCGCTTCAAATAGCGACACCGCATTACAAGTCAACTTCAAATTGAAGGATGGAACACTTGTTAATGTTTATGCCAAGAACAACACAGAGCTAGAAGGACACCTGACACAAATTCAGGATCTATCTACTCTAATCTCATCAGTGTCATCATCACTGAACCAATCAGCTACCGCTAATGTCAACACTGCTTATGCAACTAAGGCATTAAATGCTGCTCCTATCAACGGAGATGCACCAACCTGTAAGCACGGTCCAATGAACTATCGCACCGGTGAAGGTGCTAAGGGTGCTTGGCGTGCTTGGATGTGTAGTGCTCCAAAAGGTACTACTGATAAGTGCGACGCCGTCTGGGTTAGATAACCTATGCGGGTTCCCACAGAGTTTGAGAACCCGTTATGTGCCGAGGTAGACACAGAGTTGTTTTTCCCCGACAAAGGTGAATACACACAGGCAAAGAAAGCCAAAGAAGTTTGTAAGAGATGCCCACATCTGAACGAATGTTTGGAGTGGGCTATCCCAAACGAAAGATTTGGTATATGGGGAGCAACAAACGAAAGAGAACGTGGCAGGATGAGAAAGAAATCTAAGTTAAGAAGGGAAGAAGTTGCTTAGTTTAAGCAGAGCCTGGGGTGGGGTTAATACAAAAGCCACACCACTAACCGATGTCTGGCCTTCATTAAAGGAAGCTCAGATTAGGTTTAGACGTGGACAAGTTTGTATGGTTGCTGCTGCACCCAATGCAGGTAAGTCTATGTTTGCTTTGGTTTATGCTTTAAAAGCTAATGTAAGAACTTTATTCTTTTCCGCTGATACTGACACCACAACAGTTATGATGCGAGCAGCATCTCATCTATCTGGCAATTCCCAGCTAACCGTTGAGAATAATTTAAATGCCAGTCCTAAGTGGTATGACAAACACTTTGAGAAGATGAAGAACATTCAATGGGTCTTTGATTCATCACCTTCATTAGATGATATTGAGAGTGAGATCAAGGCATACATAGAGTTATACGGTGCTGCTCCAGAACTAATTGTTATAGATAACCTTATGAATATCGCTGCTGAAACTGATAATGAGTGGGCAGGGTTGCGGGCTATTATGATGGAGTTGCACGATATGGCTCGTCATACTGAGGCTTGCGTCTTAGTTCTACACCACGTTTCAGAACACAGTGAGTATGGACAAGGTATGAATCCGCCACCTCGTAGAGCTATCCACGGTAAGGTGGCACAACTTCCAAGCCTGATATTAACAATGGGTTATGATCCTTTTAATAAACATCTAAGGGTTGCAGTTGTTAAGAATCGGTTTGGTCCACACGCAGCAGATGGTTCCGTATCAGTACCTTTGGCAGTTAACTATGCCCACTGTCAGATTGATGAGAAGGACGCAGCACCTGTTATATACAAACAATTTGACCAAGCATCCATAATACATTAGGACACTATGAATACTAACTTAGTAATTATTCCATCAAGAAGCAGACCTGATTCTATTGATCGGGCTATAAAGTTTTTAAAAGAGACAAGTATTATTTCAGATTTCTGTGTGGCTATTGATGATGATCAGTCTGATCTATACCCACGCATAGACGGGGTTATCTATGAGGTAAACCCAAGACTTAAAATGAATGGCACACTTAACTTAGTAGCTAACAAGTATGCCGATGATTATGAAACTATATTCTTTATGGGTGATGATCACCTACCGCAGACGCTGCAGTGGGATCACTTCTTAGCCGGTGCAATAGCATCTAAGGGATACGGTCTTGCATATGGTAATGATCTATTCCAAGGTAAGAACCTTGCTACAGCGGTAATGATGAGCACCAATATCATCAAGAGCTTTGGCTTTATGGCACCACCTAAGTTAGTTCACTTGTTTATGGATAACTTTTGGATGCTGTTAGGTATGGATCTAAACTCTATCTGGTATTTTGATGATGTGATTATTGAGCACCTACATTACCTCGCAGGTAAATCAACTGCTGATGCTGGCTACCTTGAGGTCAACGCACCTGATTTATCTAATGCAGATAGAGTTGAGTTGCAACGGTATATGACTGAAGAGTACCCAGCCGACCTTGCTAGATTCAAGGAGATGATGGGTATCAAATGAAACAGGTAATTTCCTATTCTCTTTATGGTCAACATCTAAAGTTTTTAGTTGGTGCTATAAAGAACGCACAGTTAGCACAGCGATTCTTTCCTGAGTTTACGGTGCGCTTTTATGTAGGAAATACTGTACCTACCTGGTGTCGTTCTACCTTAGCTTTGTTTCCAAATGTGGAGTTGATACCGGTAGATGAAAGAGAAGACAGCATCGCTAGGATGTGGAGATTCAGAGCGATCTTTGATCCAACAGTTGATGTGGTTTTATCAAGGGATGTAGATGCTCGCCTATCTTACCGAGAGGTGATAGCACACCAAGAGTTTTTAGATTCACCATATGGTTTCCATATCATTAGAGATCATCCAACAGGCCACGGCTACCTTATCTCCGCTGGTATGTTTGCTTGCAAGAATAAAGATATGGGTTTCTTTAAGAATCTATTAGAACAAACACCGCTACGAGATACCTATATGCAAGACCAAGAGTTCTTGTCTACTCAGATCTATCCGCAGGTAGCAGGTAATTGTTTGATCCACGATCCTTACTACAACTACCAGCCATCAGAGCCTAGTAAGAAGACAATGATCCCTCGTAAGAAGATCAATACTGTCTGCCATATTGGAGCAGCATTAGATGAGAATGATGTCTTTGTCTATCGAGCTGACCTTGAGATGTCATTAGAGTTATCAGGCCACGTTAAATATATTTACGATTGGGGTACAGATGAAGATCTTAATTACAGGAAATAAAGGATTTGTTGGTAAGTATTTTACTGAGGAGTTATCTGAACTACCTAATGTAAGTATCACCGGTGCTGATATCAAAGATGGTATTGACTGCAGAGATCTGTTTAAGAAGGATGATGCTCAGTACGATTTAGTGATTCACCTTGCCGCTATCGTAGGTGGCAGAGAATCTATTGAGGGCAGACCACTAGCAGTAGCTGATAACTTATCTATTGACTCTGAGTTTTTTCAGTGGTGCTTAAAGACTAAGCCACACAAGATAGTTTACTTCTCATCAAGTGCTGCATACCCTGTTGCATTACAAAAAGATACACCTGATATTAGATTAAGAGAGTCAGATATAAGCCACAATGTAGTGCTTGCACCTGATATGACTTATGGTTGGGGCAAGTTAATGGGTGAATATCTGTCCCAGTTTGTACCAAATGTCTATATTTTCAGACCCTTTTCTGGGTATGGATGGGACCAAGATCTAACTTATCCCTTCCCTATGTACATCAAGAGAGCGGTTGAACGCAACGATCCCTTTGAAGTGTGGGGTCCTGGTACACAGACACGAGACTTTATCCATATGAAAGATGTAGTTAACGCAGTGCTTGCTGCAGTAAGAGAGGGCATCACCGGTCCTACTAACTTAGGAACTGGTAGATCTACATCATTCTTGGAGTTAGCAAAGCTAACAAGTCAAGCGGTTGGATACACACCAGAGATTAAAACCAACCCTGATAAACCAGTTGGTTGTATGTATAGAGTTGCTGATGCAACAAAGATGCTAGAGTTCTACACTCCAAAGATTACTTTAGAGCAGGGCATAGATGAGGCGGTGAAGAAGTTTGGCTAACACAGAGATCACATACTTAAAGAAGAAGATTGCACAATTAGAAACTGACTTTGCTTCTTTTGCTAGTTTACTTATACAAGCGGGATTGATTGAAGTTGTTGAGGAAAATGGTGAGCGAGTATTTAAGGTGAACAAAGTGAAGTTAGATGGCTAACCCAACCTACAACCGGCGCAAAGGTGCAGCCTTTGAGATAGATGTAATGAAGTGGTTCCGCAAGATGGGTGTACTAGCTGAGCGACTACGTCTATCAGGTAAGGAAGATGAGGGTGATCTAGTTGTCATCGTTGCTGGTGAGTCTTACATCTTTGAGCTGAAGAATACAAAGAGTTTAAACTTAAAGGAGTTCTGGAATGAAGCGCAAAACGAAGCTGCTAATTATGCTAAGCATCGTGATATTGATAAGCCTTTCTCTTATGTATTATTTAAGAGGAGAGGAGCGGGGATCCACAAGGCGTGGGTCATCCAAGATCTAGAGCAATGGCTGGAGGAAAAAAATGCCAACACCTGAAGGTATAATAACTACATCAACAATATGGACAGAACCACAACAAGAGGAACTACCAGAGGTAGTACAAGAGGAAGAAGTTAAGGAAGAAGAATGATCTGCGAACGCTGTAAATCTGGTGGTGAGCTGAACAAGATTGGTCAGTTCAAACGTGCCAGCAATATGCACGACAAATGTAAAGGGGATTGTGGATGTCAGCACAAGACTGGACCAGGAGTAGGAAGCCGAGCAAAAGTTTTAGCGGAACCTCTGCGAACTCAGTTCCCATTGGAGTAATAGTTCGGTTCTACGGAGGGGAAGTAAAGGAAGGTAGAAACGTATCAGTTAGATGTTGTGTTCATAACGACACTAGGAAGTCAGCAGTAATTGATACGATCAACAACCTTTACTATTGCCACACCTGCGGGGTAGCAGGTAATGGTGTTAATATAATTACGCATAAGGAAGGATTGGAGTTTAAAGATGCAGTCAAGCGAGCAGATGAAATCCTTGCTGGTAGCGGCGAACCGCTACGCTCAGGAAATAACTCCAGAAACTCTAAAATATCTAGAAGGACGTGGAATCTCTGAAGAGGTTGCTGCTTTATATTCTTTAGGCACAGTCTCTGATCCGATACCAGGACACGAACACCACGCAGGATGGTTATCAATACCATACATAACTGCTCTTGGTCTTTGTGTTGGCTTTAAGTTTAGAAGATTAGATGAGGGCAAGCCTAAGTATGGCTCACCTCTAGGTCAAAAGGCGCACCTATACAACGTTGCTGATGTATGTAAGTTGTCATCAAGGATTGTAGTTTGTGAAGGTGAGCTAGATACTGTAATAGTTTCCGGTGTTCTTGGTATGCCAGCAGTAGGAGTGCCTGGTGTTGCAGCTTGGAAAGATCACTTTGCTAAATTACTTGGCGGTTATGATGTTGTATATATCGTAGGTGATAATGATGTTAAAGAAGATGGCACTAATCCAGGAGCAGAGTTCTCACGGCGTGTCGCAGGGGAGGTGATAAACGGAACAATAGTACAATTACCACCCAATATGGACATAACAGACTATTACCTAGCTAATGGTGCTGATGCAACCAAACAACTATTGGGGGTTCCAAATGTATGAAGAACTCAGACCTGACGGAACTAGCCGTATGGTTGGGAACTTACGGGATATTAGTACTCAAAATAAACTACGACAACGGAACAATTTTGATCAAGCCGCCGCCAGTCAAGGAGTAAGCGAAGAGTTTATAGATACAGTAAGGGAACTGTTAGATGAAGCAGGTAATTTACTTCTAAGAAAACAAATGGACTACGGTCCAACTAATATATCTAAAGCACCAGGTGGTCCGATCAACGGGTTGCGTGTGCGTATGCACGATAAGATTGCAAGAATAAATAATTTAATTGATAAGGGTGTTGACCCACAGAATGAATCACTTAGAGATTCTTTTATAGATTTACTTAACTATTCAGCCATAGCTATTATGGTTCTTGAAAACAAGTGGCCAAATGAATGATGATTTACATCCGACCTTTTATGAATTAGTTCCTAGCGTAGCCACAGTTATAGTCCGCAGGTTCAAAGGATGGGTAGATAAACAAGATGTAATACAGGAGTGCTACGCCTGGTCCTTATCTAAGAACTCACACTTCCTTGAGCAATTAAACGAACCTGATCTTAATAAACGCCAGCGTAATGAGAAGCGTATTGCCTACCAGATGAGGCGTATGGCAGAACGCTATGCCCGCAAAGAGAAAGCAAGTAAGGCTGGCTATCACACCAGCGATGAAGCCTTCTATGAAACAACTACTATCGCTCAGCTTCTGCCCTTTGTAATCCAGTCGGTACTGCACGGGACTGTGTTGCAACAGGCGCAAGATATGATTAACGATGGCACACCAAAGAAACCATCAGCACCTGCTGAAAGCGGTAATCTAATTGCTATCCTCCTTGATATTAAGAAAGCATATGAGAAGTTAGATGTTGATGAAGCCAAGATACTAGAGCTTAGATACCACGATGCTTGGACTCTTAATCAGATAGCACAATACCTAGAGGTTGCAGTATCTACCGCTGATCGTAGGTGTGCTAACGCTATGCGTAAACTGCAAGATAATCTTGGCGGTGATACACCTTGGAGTTAAAAGAGCCAGAGTTATTTGAATACTTAAAAGAGTTTCATTACTCAGACCTTGAGAAGAGTGAAGAGTTTGATACCTGGGACTGCGTATCACTAGAACATAAGATGTTTATAGAACTTAAATCCCGCAAGACACACTACCCTGAATTACTTATTGAAGAGATGAAGTATCAAGCATTAGTTGAGGCAGCAGGTATGCGCTCACTCTCACCTTGGTATATCAACGCAACACCGGAGGGTATATGGGGATTTGATCTTGGTAAATTACCGCCTCCAGCGTGGGCAGATAAGTGGCTACCTAACACAACTGAGTTTGGTAATAGATCTAGTCGCACCAAGTTAGTAGGTTTCTTAAAGGTAAGTGATGGAGTAAAACTCTGATCTACGAATACAAATGTGCTGTGTGTAGTGCTGTGCTCTCCGTTGAGCGTTCAATCTCCGACCCTGAGCACACGCCTACCTGCTGTAATCAACTGACCTCCCGCTTATGGTCTGCCCCATCTATAACATTTAAGGGTAGCGGGTTCTATACAACTGATAAATAATCTGCTATCCTTCTCTTACTGCGCCAGAGATTCTGGTGTGAGTGCTAGGCAAAACCCTTACGGTTCCTATCCCGTAGGGGTTTTGTCTTTGTAAAGTAGAAAGCCCCGCCGGAAGGGTAGCGGGGCTATCTTTGTTATGACCGGAGAGAAAGGTAAGAACCGGTCAAGAGTTAGATCGTATCACACTTTAGTAATAGTTGTGTTTGAGGTGGAACTTCCAGGCTCTACAAGGTGTGTGGTATCTCTTAGAAATGTATTTAAGACCTCTAAGGATTTGATATTCGCTTCGGTGATCTTTCTCTCCAAGCAGTTGAGCAATTCCGTAAGCTGAACTGCCTCGTTGGTTCTTGGCGTAGTTATCAAACCTGCTCTCACGGGTCCAAAGGGACTCAAGGCAGACCCACTCTCTTCCCTGCCACCCGAAACCAGCCTGAGCGTAATCTTTTGCGAGCTTTCTATTGCGATCTTTCTCATTTTTTGTTGCCTTCCTATTCTCTATTACACCATTAGGGATTTTCCCTAGCGGTGGTGGAAATAATTTATCTTGACCCACCATCAGTAGACTTAGTGCGCCCAGTAATATCAAACCACTTCTTACCCATTTTCTCATCAGCTTCGATCTCTTCCTCAAGGTAAGCACGATATACATTTGGGTAATCATTACTCAAACGGGTTAAGGCTCTGTCCCTTGCTCGACGATAGTTTCTCTGACGAACTGCTTGTGTCTTAGCGGTTTCTATTCTCCGCTCTATATTGCTCACTTACTCCACCTCTCCATACAATCGGCAATAGTAGATAATACTAGCGGAGTTAGTTCTATTGGAGGCATCATCTCTCTTGCGTCCTCCTCATCTGTAAGCCACTCCGATACCCATATTCTACTACCCAGAGGGCTATTCCGATACCATTTTAAGGCCTCTGAGGGGCTTTCTCCGCCCCATATAGCTAAGTTTTGAACGTCTGATACCTCATAGAAAATCACTCTCTTTAACGCCCCGTTGCGTAGCTCAACCACATTACTCATTTGCTCGCCCTCTCTCTCTTGATTATTAAATCCTCGCACTCTGAGCAGGTGTAGGAGCGGTAGTAAGCATAGTCAAACTCGCTACCGCACTCCTTACACTTAACAATATCCTCCTCTACCCCTCTTAGGGCGTAGTCATCACCGAATAAATAAGCTGGCTCACTCACTTTCCACCTCTTGTATTACTACATCATCATAGCCTTTAACCTTACGCCAAAACTCTGCCACTCTTTCAGCGTCTATCTTGTGCGTATAGTGTTGCCAGTTAATCTCACTACCGCCTACCCATACTGTCCAGCTCATACCGCACTCTCCCTCTCTCTTTCCAGGGACATATCCATATTACAGTCATCACATAGTGGTTTCTGATTATAGAAGTTATACCACTCAGGTTTTGTTATCTCCCACCCGCAGAATTGGCAGATAGTTTTCATACTAATTCCACCTCCATACATTTAGCACCGCACTTATCTAGGTCTATCCCATACTCCTCAAATATGTTTTGCCTAGCCCAAGCCTCAGCTTGATCTTGGTCAGGTGCTTGGATAGTAGTGTTAAGTGTAAAATAGTTAGCACTATAACTAACATTATAGGTTTGCTCACTCACTTGCTTATCTCCTCTTTCTCTTTAGCTAGTTGAACCAGCCGTTCGGCTGATGTAATTGCCTCTCTCATATAGTCAAAGCAAACGCAATCATCTGTTAAATGATCGCCACAGATAGGTTTATTGCTCATTTATTCATCTCCCAAGTTAGGTCATCTAAGTAATGCTCAAAGCTCATACCTTGATGAGCCTCGCTATCCCACTCCACCACCCAAGCAGGTGTTTTATCTGGGCTTCTCCAGTAGGTATCGTATCCGCTAAACTCCTCCCAAAATAGGGTTAGCTCATACTCATTACCTTCATAGTTAAAAGCGATATACCGCTTCCAACCTGTGCTCTCCTCGCTAGAGTGAGCGATTACTATCTGCTCCTCTAGGTGTCGCTTGATATTACTCATACTCTTGTCCCTTCCACATTAGTAAGGTTTAGATTAACTTCTGTGCCATACCGCCAAATAAATCTCTCAAACTTATCATCATTAGGCGTTGAGTTTTCTTCTTCCATTTTACTAGCGATATTTTCCCACTCTGTATCTATTAGGTAAAGGCTCTCTCCCTCTACCACTTCCCACCAATCGCCATTTTCATTGGCAATATACTTGCTCATTTTCTCCCTCTCTCTATCTCTTTAAAATAGAGAATAGTTTTCTCTATCAAGTTTAAGCACTCTCTATCCGTTGCCTCTTCCCCGTCTAGCTTGAAAATATCATTTACTAAACCAAGGGTCATACCCGCTTCTCCGCCCTCCTCTAAGTAATCCTTAAAGGTATCTTGGCTCTCTAGCACTCTCTCTACCTCTTGCCTATTCATCTTGCGCCCTCTCTCTCTAAGTTATCTATTGCCCACTTCTCTCCAGCCGTTAGGTGTAGGCATATGCGTTGCCTTCTAATTAAACACGCTGAGCAGATGATATTCATAGCCCACACCTCTCAATTGTCCCGATACATAGCCCGCCATCATTAAACCAAATGCGGGTAGCAATTAAATAAAGTAAAGTGAATAAAGCTAAAGCAAAGACAATCCTTACCAGCCTTCTCACTCTGTAATATGTAGGTGATCTCATTACGCCTCCACCAATTCACTAAGTAGGCTCTCCGCTATCTCATACCAATTCACTCTATAAAGTGAGCCGATATCTGAAGCCATCATAATTAACTCCTTACGCTGAGCAGGTGGAGCGGTGAATACTTGCTCCATATCTAGCAATTCAGTAATCCACTCCTCTAAAGCGTCTGCCAGCCCTCTCTTATCCTCATTACTATAACCGCCCGCCATATCTTTGGCGTAGTAATAAAGCCCTTGATCGTTATCAATCCATAACTTAGTAGCCCAAGTTTCCCGATTAGTCCAGCCGTTATACTCTTGCTCCATCTTTCTCTCCTTATTGTTTAGTTAAGATTACTTTTTAGTAATCTCCCACCCTCTCCCCTAGTGTAGCAGGAGAGAGGATAGGAAGCCACTAACCTCTCTCTATAGCTCAAAACTTGCGCCACATATTCGCCACCTCTTGCCCCGTAAGGGGGCGGTTAGCCTCCTCCGTTAGCGCATAACAGCCCACGCATAAGCCCGCAGGGAATACCTCTAGCGGGCTAATCTCTCTCTCACACTTAGAGCAGTTAAGCACTTAGAGCCTCACTTATCTCTCTCACTTGCGCCATTACTTGATTAGGTGAGCCGTAAGCGGTTAAGAATATCCCCTCCCGCTTATAGCCCTTAATTAAGCGTTTAACCTCAGCCTCGCTTAATTGAGCCTCCACCCACACCAGCCCGCTATCATCTGCTAGCAGTGTGGTAGTTTTAAATTGCTTAGCCATTTATTGCCCCTTCCCTCTCACTCTCTTA